GAGAAATTCAATAATAAAATTGTTAAAGAAGGTAGACCACCCGTTGGTATGGGTGCTGGTATTAATACTGGGCTCGGTTATATTGGGGAAATGGGCTCCACTGCAAGACACTCATATGACATACTCGGAGACGCAGTTAGTACTGCCGCGAGAATAGAAAGTAAATGTAAAGAGTATGGATGTTTACTCCTTGTGGGCGGTGATACACATAAACATACTGCAAATGATTTCTTTTATTTAAAAGTAGATGACTTGGCAGTAAAAGGAAAAACAATTGGCATAGAAATATACACAGTACTTGATATTAAGAAAACTAAGTATGCTAAAGCAAAACAAATGCACGATGACATGCATACACATTATCGCAATCAAGAATTTAAAAAAGCAATTAAGATATGTAAAGAACTAAACAATGCATTTGAAGGTAAGATGAAAGGCTACTATGCTATGTGGATTGAACGTTGCGAATTCCAACTAACACAAGACTTGCCTAAAGATTGGAACGGTGTATTTATTGCTACATCGAAATAGTTAGTCGTCCGGAGTCCATTGCTTGACAGAAGTAAATAGATTTGCATAGTCAAGCAAATCAGACCTCAATGTTTTTAAATGTGTTAACTCAAGTGGAGCTTGTAGACCCGAAGCCTCATATAGCGGAAGATAGAAGTTTATAATTTTATCAACACGTTGTCGGTCAGTTAAAATTGCTTTCATTACTCGTTGATGCCATTCGTTGCTAGACACTATATCAAATAGCCACCCATGATGCGGACTATGGCTGTTAAATTTCTTAACCATTTCTTTTGTTTCGTAGTACACTGCTCGAACAGGATTTATATTTACTCTGTATTTTTTCATCACGGCAGGGTACACCCACCAGTGTTCTCTACAACGTTGGTTTTTTAAGAATCCTCTATACTCGTTCACCATGCTCTTTTCTAAACCATCTGCACTTTCCCTAATTTGCACATCGTAAACGTCCATTAAATTGTCTGCTATTTTCTTATGTTTAGCAGAAAAGTCTTCGTAATTCTCCTTAAGGTCAAGTATAGAGAATGTGCCGTCTAAAAATGTGTTGGGGATTGTTTTGTGTAGTTTGAATTTATTAAGCTCAGTAGTCAAACGTATAGAGTCAAAATTTATAATATCCTTTGACATGCTACTACTTATCACATATTGATATTTAGGATGGTATGTAGCTTATCTGTGCCTTTATTTCTGCCTAAAGTAGACCTTGCGCCATCATGTAAAGGCTTGGGCCACTTGCCTATGTCTACCCAGGCATATCCCGAACTCTCTTTGTTTAATGTAGGGATAAATTCGCTTGGAACAACAGCAACAAAACTGTAATACATGAAGTGCTTGTTTTTACTTTGGTAAACATCTATGGGATTTAATTTTTGTAGTTCTGGAACGAACCCAATTTCTTCTTCTAACTCTCGTTGTATACATTCAAATGGGGTCTCACCATTATCAATCATACCACCCCAAAAACCCCAAGTGTTTTTATGACGCTTATCACTATTCCTTAATTGAAACAGACAACGCCCGGTATCACGAGCAAGGAAAAGTACGCCTGCTCCAGCGATCCCGTCAAATTGTTTTACAGGTTCAGTTTCCAATAGCCTGGGTTGTACTGTCCTTCGTGTGTGCTTGTCCATGAGGAGTTCTCGTATTTGTATTGTTTGTTTGTGTATAAGTTTTTAACATATTGAGTAGTTGAAACTGTACTAGCATCAAACGATATTACCCAATTAGCACCATCATATTCTATAATGTCGTGGACATCTGCATTCAAACTACCCCAGTTGTCTCCGACAATTTCGTTAGTTAGTAAATATCGTTGCCCGGTTACAACTGCGGCAACAGTACCGTCGCCTGGATAATTATTTGCAGGATTAACAATTCTTGTTACATTAGCCTGGGTTGTAGAAGGCAATGTATCAGCATCTACTGTGAATATTAATTTAGCAGTGTCAATCGAGTTTCTAACAATTGTCCCGGTAATTAATGAAGTACTTTCAATGTCACTGTTAATATTTAATTGTAGTGTACTGCCGGTGGTCAGTGGAATGTCAGCTAAATCTACACTAGCACCAGCAACAGATCCGCCTGCACTTTGGGGCGATATTACTTCTAGTAAGTCATTCCAATTGGCCTTAACTGTGGTCCCATCATCGTAAACACTTTGAGCCGGAGTGCCAGTTGGCGCAGTTTTGAAAAGTGTTGCCTCAGAGCCGTCAATACTTACCCAATAGTTATTTGGTGTAATTGTCTGAGTTTCCATTTCGCCATCAAGCGTTCTAAAGAAATCGTAAATGTCTGAGTCGTATCCTAAATCGCCGGTACTATCTGTCTTGTACACATTGGATATAATAGAGTTAATAATTTTTTGTCTCTTTACACTCGCCGGAGGATTTAACCATATAGGCATAACAAATGTGAGTGTAGCAACGTCTAACGTTTCATCGACACCAGCTGGAATACTTCGGTTACTCCATTGGATGTCTGTTAGTTCTACTTCGAATAAATTAGACCAATCCAACGGATTAGAGTTTTGCTGTAACTGTAAACTCGGATTAAATAATATTAAAATTTGTTCTAACAACTGTAGTTTTTGGTCAGTATTACTACTCCAAATATCTACTTGCATTGTTAAGTTGTACGGTACAGGCATTATTCTGTCTGTACTATATAAGTTTCCTTGCCCAGTTCCATACGATGCTGTATTAGAGTCATACTCTCTTTCTGCTATTTGTACTTTGGAAACTAGTGTAGGATCTTGTGTCCTGTCTCTAGCGATCAATAAACTTTGTATACTACATGCAATAAATGGAGTGCTGTTAATCATGTTCTCACCACCTTTAGTAAGGATGTGAGCAACCATCCGGCTCATGTCTGAATATCTTACAGGGGCCTTGTTGTAATATGTAACACCGCCACGTTTACCTTCTGAAACTTTAAATTCCCCAAAGATCCGCATGAACTGTAGTAAGTATCTTCTTACTTGTGCGTCATAAAAATAATCCATATTTGCCATACTAGTCTGCCTTTGGTTTCACTGCTTTACTGAGGTTAGTTTTAACTGCACCAGTTGTACCATCAGTATTAATTCTTTGGTCATCATTATTAACGAACGAAGTAAGTATCTTATTAGCCGCCGACCATGCCGCTGTCTTGTTCTCACTAACTTTAGACCACACACTCAAGTTCTTTAAGAACAGCCTGTTAGGTGTAAAGTCGGTTCTCAAGAAATAATCTCCGTTTGATGCATCTACCGGGAACGATGTTCCACTGCCAACAACAACTGCTCCGTTAGGCGGAGTCCCGTCACCGGCTACAGCAATGCCTGGTTTACCTGGAGCGTCCTTATCATAATATAAATGACCAGCCGCCATATAGTCCGCATCGTAAGGTGTTTCAGCCGCCGCCATTGCTTGTACTTTATCTGAAATAGCAATTTCTGTATTGTAAGTACTTAAAACATTTCGTAAATCATCTGCGGTTTCACCAGTACCAAGTATATCTCTGTATTCCGGACTGTCTGTTATACCAGTTAGTTTAACTCTCCACAAGTGAGGCCACCATCTTGCATCGTAGCCTTCTGCCGGTCTGCCTGCATCGCTTACAACAAAAAATCTGTTAACAGCTTCTCCGCCACCAAGCAATAAGTCATCTCGTAAATGTGGTAACTCTAAAACGTCACCTGCCATTAAACGTCTGCCTAGTAAACTAGCACATGTGTTCATATGGAAAGTCATAAACAACGAATCATTGTTTATAAACATGCCGAACTGTGTTAAGTCAAAGTCTGGATCACCTGGAGTATAACTGCCACGTAATTCGTAAATATCACTGTCATACCTCCTGTCTCTATTTTCTAAAAATAGCACATCTTGTATGTACAAGTCACCTGTACCAGTACTTGTATTAGCGGAATCATCTGTATAAGTGCCTATGTATTTGTGTACATAAACCCCCGTACCACCCGCATTGATGTTCTCGGCTATGACTCTATCTTGAAAATCGTAGTCGTTTGTTTTGTTCTTGTTCCATAAACTTAATCTAGGCATAGCAGTATTTATCACTTTATAAAGTTCTTGACACTAGACGTGATAACTAGTATAATACATGCACATAGGAAGGTTGGCTGAGTGGTCGAAAGCACCGGTTTACTAAACCGACGACTCGTAAGGGTCCAAGGGTTCGAATCCCTTACCTTCCTCCAATATTTGTGGTAGAAAAAGGTTGACTTAACAGCAGAATGCTGTATAATAGTATACACATTAACGCAATAAGGCAGTAAGAATCATGGGATATTACACTTATACGCAAGATCCGATTGGTAACTTCGTTGAGAAGGAACATGGTAATAACTTTGAGTATAGTTTAAACCCGGACAATATGTCCTTTTGTGAAGATCATCCTCATATCATATGGGTTGGTTCATTGCAAATAGGTGGTGATAGTGGCTATCGTTATGCAACTGTTAAAAAAACAGTAGCATATGTGGTAGTTGATGAGGACGAGTTCGGACTTCCTGTTGTTGAAAAGTGGAATATCAAACAGCGTAGATCATACGCATAATAAAATAGCGGGCCTTTAGCTCAGTTGGTTAGAGCATACGACTCATAATCGTCAGGTCCTAGGTTCAAATCCTAGAAGGCCCACCAAAATAAGAGTTAGTGTTCTAACGGTAAGATGCAGGTCTCCAACACCTTGCGATTGGGGTTCGAATCCTTACTAGCTCGCCATATTGAAATAGGATAGATGTAATGACAGATACTAATTATAGTATGATACGCAATGCACTATGTACACCAGACGGCACAATATTACGAAGCCGGCACCGACATGATTATGTTACCCACACTGATGCGAACGGTAAAGAATATATGCTCGACGGCGGAATAGACTATGTTCGTTGTAGTGCTAATGGTGATGAAGAAATGCTAGTAGTCACACTTGCAGAACCACACGAAGAGGTTAGAGAAGCATGTGATTGGGGAACATATGGTATTAACGGAGACCAGCCACTGTCATATATTACATTGTGTGATATGACTACTGCCCACATTGAAGCAGTCCTAAAGAATGTGCCGTCAATCAATCCAGCAATTAAAATTGCTATGGAACGTGAATTGGTATATCGAAATGAGTAAGAATAAATGGCAAGAGTTTGCTGGCTCTATAGAGATTGCAAACATACAAGAAGCATTCAGTGATGCTAGAAAAGTATACGAAGTAGATAACGATAAGTGGTGGGAAGGTTTAACTGAGGTTGAACGTGAAGATGCCTTTTATGCAGTCATTAAACGTATGCACACAGCAGAAATAAAAGACCAAGGATCATATCGTTATGCATTGTA